CAGAGAGGACTTAGGAATGGATTGGCTAATGAAATATTACATAAAAAACTAGTGGACTTACAATGGCAGAAGTAGAATATGGTGGATTGAAGGTAGGTGGAAGTAAACTTCTATTAATAATTCCTCTACTTAGTATGCTTGGTGGTGGTGCTTGGGCAGGATTTGAATTATACAATGAGTTCAGAGTTCTTAAAGCTACTGTAATGGAATACCAACCACCAGATATAAGTGGTATAGAACAGAACATAGCAGTCATAGAAGAAACATTAGTAAGTGTAAGTGAGTCAGTAGAACAAGCTAAAGATTATACGAGAACAATTAAGAATGATTTAAAGGATGACTTAGCTAGACAAGAAGCACTTATGGAAAGATTGGAAGATAAGGTTAATGCTTCTCAAGATGAGATAGATGAAACTATTGATGTTGCTGGAGAGAGATTTGATGCAAGGAGAGATGCCTTGTATACAGATACAGATAGAAAGATTAAAGAATTAGAAGATAGGCTTGGTGCTAAGTTACAAAGAGCCTTAGATAACCCACTAGCAAATTAAGGATATTATGGAAGAGAGAATTATTAGAGTGGAAACAACATTAGACAAACATAGTACACAAATAAACAAACTGTTTAGTCGTATTGAAGATACTAATAAAGCCATTCAAAAAATTAATAATAGTATGTTGCAGATTAAATGGAGTGTCTATGGTGCTATTGGTTTCTATATTGTTACTCAGATTGGAATTATTGAAGCATTAAAGGTGGTAGTATGATAGCATTTTTAACCAATGTAGCACCAATAATGTTAGGATTTATTGGTAAGTTGTTTGCTCTAAAGAGTCAAGCAGCAGCAGAGAATCAAAAGCTAATGGTACAATCACTACAAGTTCGTAATGATTCTATTAATATGGCTAGAGATAGGGCAGACAAAGAGAGTCCTATGGCTGCACTTAATAGAAGAGTAATTATATTTGTAATATTAGCGTTAGTTATATTTACACAAGTAGCACCTGTATGGTTTGATGTACCTACTGTCATACCTACAGTAATAAAAGGAAGTAGTATATTAGGCTTCCAGTTAACACCTGATGTGGTAGAATATGTAACTGTAGAAGGGATGTTAAAGTTTGATGAAATATTCAAATGGGCAACAATGATAATCGAATTCTACTTTGGAGCACAACTAGCAAAAGGTAGGTAAATATGAAGAGGGCGATTGTTATACCCGACCAGCATTTTCCGATACATGATGAATCTGCGGTCAAGGTGGTACTAAAGGCGATAGAATTTGTTAAACCAGATATTTTTATTAATCTGGGTGATGTTGGAGAATGGGAGTCTGTATCTGCTTGGAAGTATAAAAGAAGAAAACGACCACCACTTGAATACCAACTCAAAGAGATGGTTAAGGAAATCAAAGAAGTTAATAAGTGTATTGATAGATTTGATAAAGTTTTAGATAAGATTAAATGTAAAGAACGACATATACTAGCTGGTAATCACGATGAATGGTTAGATTCATTTGTAGAAGAGAATCCTTATTTAGATCAATATACATTTAGAAATGCTTGTAAGTGGGATGAAAGAGGTTATGAGTATAAAATATGGAATGAAGTTCTAAAAATAGGTAAGTTGAATTTTATTCATGGTGCATATACTACAGTTAATCATGCTAAAACACATTTAGACAAATATGGTGCAAATATTGTTTATGGTCATGTACACGACATACAACGATATTCACACACTAAATTAGATGATGATGGTATAGCTGCATGGTCTATGGGTTGTTTAAAAGATATGTCTGCCGAGAAGAATAGATGGCTTAAAGGTAGACTTCATAACTGGAATCACGCTTTTGGAATTATAACTTGGTTTGATGATGATTTATTTCAACTTGAAACCATAGAGATTGTAAAGGGTAAATGCTCAGTTTGGGGAAAAATAATTAAAGGATAGGAATATGACATATAGAGAATTAATTAATCAAGTGCTAATAAGACTAAGAGAAGATACAATTAGTAGTGATTGGTCTGGCAATATTAATGATAGTTCAGTAATATCTGCCTATCAAAAAGTAATAGGTTCTTTGGTTAATGATGCTAAACGCAGTATGGAAGAAAGACATGATTGGCTAAACCTTAGAGAAACAGTCGATATATCTACTGTAAATGGAACAAAAAACTATAATTTAAGTTCTGGTCAAGAGATCAAGATTATAGACTCCATAAACAACGATACAGGGATGCACTTACGACAGGTAAGCAAAGTGTACATCAACACAGTAAAGTACCCTTCAGACCCTACTGGTGAACCTCTGTACTATGGTTTCAATGGTAGTGATGCATCTAATAATTTAAAAGTAGATTTATCACCAGTTCCCACAGAGGCTCATACCATCTCATTTGATATTGTAAAGTATCAAGATGAATTAGCAACTGCTACTACAGTATTAAAAGTTCCATCTAAGCCAGTTATATTAGGTGCTTGGGCAAGAGCAATAGCAGAAAGAGGTGAAGATGGTGGAACACAATCTAGTATTATGGCTAATGAGGCTAATGAGGCTCTAAAACAAGCTATTATGCTTGATAGTGGTAACACAAAATATGAAACAGATTGGTTCGTAGAAACAAATGTCTAAACAAGTATCATACCAACCTTTAACGGATATAGGTCTTAATGGTCTTAATACGCAGAGTAATCCTGCTACCCTAGATCAGTCTTGGTTAACTAAAGCAGAGAATGTAGTTTTAAGAGAGTCTGGTCGTATTGCTTTTAGAAAGGGGTTAAAACAAAAAATTGCACCTTCTGGAACAGCTATAGGCTCTATGGTAGAACATAATGACCAGGGTACAAATAAGATATTCGCTAGTTATGGTACATCTATATATACAGTAGATTTTACTTCACCTGCTAGTGCATTTCCTTCTAGTGGTGCTGATGTTAAACATACTGTAGGAAGTTCGACAGGTGATTGGCAATTTGTGAATTTTAATAAAAGACTAGATGCTTTTCATGCTAGTATAGTACCACAGAGATATGATGGTTCTTTAGGTTCTGGGTCTAAGTGGGCAGCTTATGATAATGCACATAGACCATCTAGTGTTACATCAGCACAATTTAAACCTAGTTGTGGAATGGGTTATTATGGTCGTATGTGGGTAGGCGGAGTTGCAGAAGAGAAGGATGTTGTTTATTATTCTACTCTTTTAGATAGTGATGACTTCAGAACTACCGCAGAGAATGGTGCTTCAAACGGAGGCTATATAGATTTAAAGACTGTATGGGGTACTGATGAGGTAGTGGCAATAGCACCTTATTTTGGTAAGTTAGTTATATTTGGTAAAAACAACATAGCAATCTATGATACTCCAGATATTATTGCAGACATGGTGCTTAATGAGGTTATAAGGGGTGTTGGTCTGGTTTCAAGAGATACAGTCCAGGCTATTGGTGATGATTTAGTATTTCTTTCAAATACAGGATTACGCTCTTTAGGAAGAACAACTGAGAAAGATAAACTTCCTTTAACTGATTTATCTTTAAATATTAAAGATACAATTATTAGAAATATAGGTCAAAGTTCAAATGTTAAGAGTGCTTATGTAGAGAATGAAGGTATATATATTCTCTCTTTTGTTGATTTAAATATAAATTATGTATTTGATTTTAAGCACTTCACTCCGAATCAAGCACCAAGAGTAACAGTATGGAGTTTTGATAACGATAGAGAACCTTCAGCTATGATATATACAGTTTTATATAGTGGTTTATTAGTAGGACAGAAAGATGGTAGTATCGCTGGTTATGAGAAATATTATGATACTGATTTAGCAGGTGCATCTACTTATACAGATAGTTCGTATACAAGTAATATAGCAACAACTTGGATTAATTTAGGTGAATCTGTAGCAGCATCTCTCTTAAAGAGATTATTTATGGTGTTAGAAGGTGGTTCTGGAGCAACATTGGGTTTGAAGTGGTACAAGGATTTTAGTCCTAGTCCATCACCCACAACCTCAATTACCTTAAATCCAATTACAACTGGTAGTTCATTTCTATGGGGTGCTTCTGATGCTTTATATGGAACAACAACAGTAACACATACACACGATGCTACGGTTCATCCATCTAACACTACATATAAACCTGTATTTGGATTACAAGAATATAAAACACCACTAACAGGATCAGCAAAGAACCTGAAACTAGAAATATCAATAGAATCCAATGGATTTGATGCTTCTTTACAAGACTTAACACTTTTACATAAACAAGGGAAAATACGATGAGTAATTATACGATAGCAGTAGCTTGGTCTGGAAAGGATGCACTAGCTGACTCAGATGCAAACAAGGTAATTTCTGGTGCAGACTTTAATACAGAGTTTACAGCAGTCCAAACAGCAGTAAACACCAAGGCTGACTTGAATGGTAGTGCCTCAGAAGCATTTAGTTGTACTACAGCAGCAGCAGGTACAAATACAACACAGGTAGCTACAACTGCTTTTGTAACTGCCCAATACGCTTATCCAATAGGTGCTATTTTTACTACAGTTACAGCTTATGCTAATTCAGCAGCAGTAGTTAGTGCTATAGGTGGAACAACTTGGGTAGCCTTTGGAGCAGGTAAGGTGCTTGTAGGTTTAGATTCTGGCGATACAGACTTTGATACTGTAGAGGAAACTGGTGGTGCTAAAACTGATTCACATACATTAACAACTGCTGAAATACCTGCTCACACTCACACTTATGGTAAATCAACCACTTCTGAGAATATGAGTATTCACGATATTAGTGGACTTAGGGGTGCAGCAACAACAGCCACAAGTTCTACAGGTGGTGGTGGCGCACATACACACGACATCGTACAACC